CTTGAGTTTCTTCAACTCCGGATTTTGGTCGATGTTCTCGCTGAAAAGCTGCTTAGCGACCCGCGTGGATTCGAGCGAGGAGGCCGGCGTCTGGGCCTGCGCGAGGAGGTCCTTGCGCGCCTGCTGCCCGGCCGCATACATCTCCGGCTCGTATTGCTTCTGTAGCGCGACGCGGCGGTCCAGGTAGCCCTTGTCGTATTGCTGGACAAGGTTGGTGATGCGCTCGATGTTGTAGTCCTGCGACAGCGCGTCGCGCTGGGCATTGAGGCCATTACGCTGTGCCGCGTAAGCCTCGTTCATCGCCTTTTCGTCGGTGAAGCGCTCGGCGATGGACGCCGCCGTTCCTAGAATTGAACCCATAAATTAAAGTCGTTTCCGAAAACCCAGCTCGGCCAGTTCGTAGCCGCGCTTCTCAAAAATTGCCTTCCCGCCATCTTCGTCCACCGTGAACATGTGCCCGTGGACGATACTCGTGCAGCCCCGCAACCGGGCGTCTTCCTCTGCCCAATTCAGCAAGGCACGCCCCACGCCGCGCCCGCGGGCCTCGGGAACCACATAGAGAAAAGTCATCGTGGCCGTCCGCTCGCCGTTGAAGGTGTCCGGACAAAAATTCAGGCCCACGAGCCCTTCCGGCCCCGCGGCACTGATAAACCAATTCGCAGCCGCTATCGTCCCGCAGTTCTGCGAGATGAGCGAGGACCAGAGGCGGGACAGCGTTCGCATGTCCAGCTGACCGGGGTATTTCACCTCGTCGAAATAGCGCTGGAACAGCGGGCGGAGCAGGTAGAGCCCTTCCGGGATTACCTTCACCAAAGTCGTCACTTTTTCAGTTGCGGTCATCTACTATTAAGTGTTCCGAATCAGTCCTTTGTCAAGTGCCAAAGGAACACCGTCGGCTGGATGGTATTGTGACCGACAGCCGCCGCGGTGTAGCCCGGGGCCTTTTCCAAGGTGAACTGGCGGCTGGTCATCAGCTGCGTGCCCGTCGGGCCGAGGGTCACCCCCGTCTGGCTGCCGTTCGGGGACGAGTGCCCCGTGCGGGCGGTCTGGCTGTTCGGCGGCGTTGGCACCGGGATGCCGGCGCTCTGAATTTCCGTGTCCGCGTCTTCCACCCGGAAGAAAACGATGTTGGCCTGCGTGCTGTTCAGGAGCGACGCGTGCCCAATCATGTGCGAGTGCTGCTCGATTTCGAGCGAGGACAACACATGATTCTCTTCGCCGAACGTGTCGCCGGCCCCGCGCTGGGTGATTCCCGAGGGGGTCGATACCGCGCTCTCCGGGGAGGTCCCCGCATCCTTGGCTGCCTGGGCGATGGTCCGGCCGCGCTTGGACTCGTCGTTGTCGTAGAGCAGCGACCAGCCCGGGTTGCGGGTGAGGACAACCGTCAGCACGTCGCCGGTGACGGCCTTGACGTCGCCCGGGGACCCTGAGACGGTGCGCCACGCATTCCGTTCCCAATGAATCAGGCAGTTGATGTCCGTGTCGAAATACGTTTCGAGTTCAATGGGGTCCGACGGCCGGTTGGCCGTGGTGCCGTTGTTCGGGATGCTGGGGGCGGGTTCCCACGAGTTTCCGTCCCAGCCATACCAGCCCACGGGCCGGCTGCCGACGGAGCGGAACCAGATGAGCGGGTCATTCGTGCCGGGCTGCCCGGGGTTGTTCGGCCCGATGAACGCGAACGCGCTCAACGAGTCGGAGATGTCCAGCGGGACGTAGTGCCCGACATTGATGTCGAACACGTAGAGCTTCGTGCCGTTTTTGAACCACGGACCGGAGTTGCTCGCGGGCTCCACGTCGCCGATGACGAAAAAGTTCGTGCCGACCGGGGACTGGATGTCCATCCGTTCGAGGATTGCCGCGAAATACTCCTGCGGCGTCCCTTCGAAGTCGGGCGGAATCTGCGACGCGACGATGACCAAATTGGTTTTTTGAAGTGGCATATTATTGCGGCCCGTGTTCGAGCGCCTTGACGCGGTCTTGCAAATCGAAAATCTGCGCCAGCAAAAGCTGGATGGGGTTTTCCAGGTAACGCGCCAGGGCGTCGCCATCACCGGCGTTCACGAGCGTTTCGAAGTCGGCAACGGCATCGGTCGAGACACGGAAGATGGTGCCGTCGCGGCGATGAAAATCTTTGCCGAAGGCCACCGCGAGCGCGTCCACCGCCTTTTTCGCGTCCTGGGGATTCGCGTGGTTGTTGCCGTGCCCAGGGTTCGGGGGCGGTCCGCCGGCCTTGGCGTTGCCGCTGTTGCCGGGGGCGGGAGTCGGAGACGGCGCGGGCGCGGGCGTTGGCGTCGGCGTCGGCGGGGTGTTCGCGTTGGGGTTAGCCATAAAATTAGAGGCAGGGCTCCACGACGACGTGCAGCGCGGTTGATGGATTCGACAGCCCGAAGTCGCCGAACGCGGCCACTTGGTAAAAGTATTCGCCGGGCGCGACCTCCGCCGTATAGACGGCGTCCTCGACCGATGCCGCGTAGAGGAACGGACCAGACACGCTGTCCGCGACATATACGTTGTAGCCGAGTGCGCCCGCGAGCGGGGTCCATGTTAGCGTAATCACGCGGGGACATTCACTCACGACGGCAGCCAGTCCGACCGGGCCGTCAATCGCGACAATGGCGATGAACGCGGGAATCGAGCTGCTCGAACCGCTGCCGCTTTCAGCAGGGCTGAGCTGACAGATTAACGGCGACCGGTAATTGATTCGCAATTCCCGGCGCGTGATTCCGCGCAATGAGTCGAACTGGGTCATAGTCCGGTTCCTGTGGAAATCATAATCGGCAGCGACAGCTCCAGCTGTCGCGATGCCCGACGCCGCGCAATGGCCTGCGCGATTTTGTCCGCGTCCTGCTGGCTGATGATGGACTCGCCGTATCCCGTGCCGACCTCGGTAAGGCCCTGCTCGGTGATGGACACCGTCTGGTTGCTCGTGAACAGTGGGATGTTCGCGTTCAGTTCCGCGATGCTATCCGAAGCCGCGCCGTCGAAGCGGACGAAGTTTTGCTCGGGGCCTTCGTCTTCCTCGCAGCGGCCGGAGAGTTCTTTATTCGGGCTAACCGCGCCCGGCGTTCCCGGAGCGGGTTCCATATAAATACGGATTCCACGCACTGCACCAGGACCAGAGACCACAATGAGAAGTTGAAAAGATTCATCGAGAAAATCCAGCTTGAACGACTCCACGTCGCAAGACGACAGGTCCTCGGCCGAGGCCAATTCCTTGGCGTCTTGCGTTCGCAGGGGCCGCGTCTGTTTTTTGAACGCGAACATTTTTTCGCTGCTCTTGATTTTGTGTCCCTGACGAATGGAGCCACGCGGCGCCTCAATTCGTTTCGTCATCAGCCGCTTGTAGCGACCCCGATACGGTCCGGCCCAGAAGACCGCAATGTCCACAGTGCCCGATAACTCGGACATAAAGATGTCGGCGTAGCGCACGGTCTTGTCCCGGAGCGGCACCTCGGCCGAGAACGCGCGCGTCTCGCCATACCACGTAATCGGGCAGCCGTCGTCCAGGCGGTCGGGAGTGAACGCTTCCCACAACCGATTCTGGCCGTCGAAATCCGCGCTGACGAAAAAGATGCGATTCGAGCCGGCGAACAAACCGTAAAGCCATTCCACCGGCCGCGTGCCGGACCACATGGAATTCCACGCGAAGGGAGACTTCTGGTCCTTCTTTTGCCACGTCGCGCCGTCCAGGCACCACGTATGCGTGTTCTTTTTGTCGCAGTAGGGCACCGACACGAGCAGGTAGTTTTCGAAAAATCCACAGGCGATTCCGTTGAGGTCATCGCCCAGGCGCGATTTGCTGTCCGCCATCTCGTTGTCCTCATAAGGCGTGACGGAGGTCTGTCGCGTCAGCTCAGCTGCGTTCACGTTCGTCAAGCCGCCGGCAGAATACCACCACAGCAGGCCGTGCAAGAGCGACACAGACCGGGCCGAGACGCAGCCCACTTCGGGGAATTGGAGAAACTGGAAGTTTGGCGTGGCGAGCCACGTCGCGCGGTCGCGGATGCCGGACTGGATGAGGGTCGTCGTGTCCTGGGTGAAAACGAACAGTGACGCCAGCTCGGCGTTCGCGGTCGGCTCGGCCAGCGCGGTGATTTCCCCCGGCAGTGTGAAGGCTTCCACGGTGGCGAAATACTGCGGCTCCAAAAAGTGCTGCGGGTCGTAGAGGTCGCTCGCGAAAAGTTTTGCGCCCTGGGCCACCCAGAGTCGGTCCCCGGACCAAGCCATCGGCCCGCCGAGTTTGATTTCCGGGTTGTGGAACGCGTTGTAGCCGTCGAACACGGCCGGCGCAGTAAGCCCACCGTCCTGGATGATGACGAGGTTAATTGCGGGGATGATTCGAATGCTGCCGTCGTCGTTGCGCGTCGTGGCCTGCTCGGCCTGCACGAAGAAAAGCTGCCGGGCCGTCGGCGAGAACTGAATCGCCAGCTGCCGGAAGGTTCGGTAGGGATAGTCCGACAGATACACGAGCCCGTCCACGGCGAAGAGGACAGATTCGATGCCGACCTTGGGCCGGAAGACGAAGCCGCCCTGGAGGTTCCCCGCCGGCATCGCGAAGCGGCACCGGTAGCCGGGCCGGCATTGTAACACGCCGCCGCGGTTGACCGCGTTGAGTGCCCGCGCGTAAAAGCCGGGCGTCAACATCGCGGGGTCGGACATGGAATCCATGCCCCCGAGAAAGGTCAGCTCCCCATCTTCTGAACGCGGCGTTGCCATGTCCCCTCAGTCCGCGGCTTACAGGCTGCCGACGTATTGGCTGTAGTTGCCCTTGTCGTGACCGTTTTTGAGGCGGTCGATGCGGTCCTTGTCCTCGGCGTCCACGACCGAATAGTCGAAGATGCCTTGCGGGGCCGGCTTGTTGGCGTTGGTCTTGGCGTTTTCAGTCGCCCCGTTCGAGGGCGGCATGCCTTTATCTTGTTTCACGTTGTCCATACACATCAGTCAACATTCCAGTCGTCTTTTTGGGAGATGCTGTTGCGGTCTTCGACCTGCATCGGCATCGCATTCGGGCTGACGAGTGCGCCCTCTTGCTCGGTGAGAATCCGCGAGGCGTGTGCCTCGAATTGCATGCCATTAGCAACGTCGGAGTCCAGGTAAAACTTCACGGCCTTCATCGCCATGACGAGCGCGAAGCGGCTGTGCAAAAGGATGCGCGTGTTGAGGCTCGTGATGTCGAAGGATTTCTTTCGATACACGATGCGGACCCACGGGCAGCCGCGCGAGATTTTGATGCGACGATAGCGGGGATGGGTTTCCTCCGGGTCGTAAATCCCGATGAGCGTGCCCGAGCTGGACGAGTTGTCGAAGGTCGAGAGCCGGATGATGCCGGCCGAGGGACCCTTGACGATGTCCGTGATGCGGGAGACCTCGGGGTCGGTCTTCGCCGGCACCGCGTATCCGAAAATCGTGGGGACGAGCAGGCCGTCGGTCCAGACACCGTCCTCGAAAGTTTGCAGGGGCTTGTTCTGCTTGTCGAAGCCGAACACGCGGAGTTCCACACCCGAGTCCTCGGGTTTGTCCACGAAAGCAATCAGCTTGCCGGGGCAGACGATGTCCTTGTAGGTGACGGCGGGCAGCTCGTCAAACCAGGAATAGTCACAGCGGTTTTTGCAATCGCCGGGGCCGTTCAGGTGGAAGGAAAAAAGTTCGTTGTGTCCGAGCGCGGGCCGGCCGGCGAGGTTCACCCCGAGGACCGTCTCCACTTCGCGCGGGAGCGTGACGCACTTGTTCTGCACGCAGATGTCCAGCCCGCCGACCAGCGGGTCGATGTCGCCCTTGTTCGCGAGCATGCGAATGGCGTCGGTCATCCAGCGAAAGAGCTTCTCCTCTTTGCAGATACCGAACACATCCTTGGCGTCGTCGAAAATGTCCTTGGCCTGGAACATTAGTAAGCCTCTTTGTCGCTGACCTCGGCCGCGTGGCGGTCGAGCGCGTCGCTGCCGGATTCCTCTTCGGCGGTCTCGTCGTGCGCGTCGGCTTCGCCCTCTTCCACCGAGTTGATGGATTTGATTTCCAGGTCCACGGTGTATCGCATCTTCCCGTCGCGATTCTTGGACTTGTTCTCACCGGTCTTCCGGAAGGTGACCGTCATCTCACCGGAGTCCGGTAGGTCATAGTCCGACGGCCATTCGAGGTGAAGGTTGGGATACATCTTCTCGGCCATCGAGGCCGTGGAACTAGGTCCCATGTCCATCTTGTAGCCCAAATCTATAGGCATGTCGTTTTTCATCGTGTAAGAAGTGGTTGATTTCCAGCAGTTGTCAATAGAGCTTATAAACCACGATTCCCGCCACCTCGATGGGGGTCGTGGCGTGGCTCCACCAGATGTTGATGGTGTCGAGGACGCCCGTGGACTCATCAAAAGTCGCAGACTGCGTGGACGAGGCCCCGTCCCACCACCAGCCGTTGTTGTTGGTCGAAGTGTCCGGGTCCGCGGCCACATTGAGCAGGTTCCCCCAATCCAGATTTTGCTCCGGTCCGCCGGCACCCGTGCCCGAGGATGCAGGACCCTGGACGAACATGGAGTAAGTCGTGCTGGCCCCGAACCGCAATCGCTTCACGTCGAAAACATTCAAGCAAAGCGCGGTGGACGTGGACGGGTAGCCCTTCATCG